GTGTTTCACGATTCTATCCACATCTTTCAGTATCTGGTCTGATACCGTAGCAAGACCCTTTATCGAAATAGCGTTCTCTATTGTGATTTTCTCTACCTCGGAAGTAGTCATGCATACCCTTTTTGTTTATTATAGCATTATTTAATCAGTTATTATGATTTTAGGATAGTATTCTTTACAAATTCTTCCACCACTTGCATTAACTTCATAGCTGATGCTGTCTGTTATCATACCCTCTGTTTCTGCCTCTGTGACTGCTCCGCCATAAAATGCTGTGATTAACCCTAATATTGCTAAAACTAATGTCTCTGTTATTACTATTCCACTTCTTTTCATGTTGTCATTTCCCTTTGTAAGTCAATTAAATCTTTCTGTCTAAAAGAAAAGTTAAAAACTCTCCATCCGCCAATCATTACAGCTATAAAATAAGCTGTTGCCCAAAATATATAGTACAGTCTTTTGTACCATAAGGCACTCCATGCATCTTTCAGCATAAACCAATAAAACAACACATTCGCCATAATAAACTCCAAAGAATCACCGCCGCGCCAGAAATAGAAATCATGCTTATTGCAAGAGGCTAGAAATAAAAAGTTTGGAACTTTGATTATTCCGCCTTTAGAACCACACCCGTTACAAATAAACTTCTTTTGAATTGGGGTAAGATCTTTGTATGTCAGCATTATTTTCCTTTATTAAAAAACTCACCGAAATTTGGCGATGGCGTTACTGTTATTGTTCCGCCCTCACCATCATCTACATCATACGGTGTTTGATCATAGATTCTATCATATATTTTTCTTTTTGGTGGTGATTTTAAAACGGCTTCGTAAGCTCCTAAGTTTTTTATGGTTTGAAGTCTTGCAAAATAACCCACTTTCGTAGTTGAAGCTCTGACTTTAATCATAAACTCGCCATCTTCGTTTGTTACTATAGGTATCTGAGAGTATTTTCTATAATAGCTGTTTTCATCTTGACCTACTAACTCTGGACTTTTTTCGTGAGCCTCTTCTAAAAAGGCTTCGTGGTCTGTTCCCCAAAATATTAAATCTTGCATTATAATGCCTCCCATGAGTGAGCTTTTGTATATATTACTGAGTTTGTGTTTGGTACGCCATCATTTTTACTAGCAATATATGTTATATCTGTTAAAGGTACAGTTAAAATATCAGAGTAATCGCCTGAATCTGTTTCTTCATCATCTATATACATTTTAACTATTCCGCTGATACATTCAATCTTAGCCTCTATTTCTTGTCCTGATGTTATATCTGATATACTTGTAACTCTTTCGTTTACTCCATCGAGTCGCATATCGAATTTTAAAAGGTCATTTTCTATATACAGACTGATAAAATTAGTGCTATTAGTATAGTTTCGTAAAATTTGTTGAAGTACAGAATCTCCTGCCTCAAAATAAGGAGTACCCGTCCACTTCATAGACCAATCACCTGTTAAGTCAGGAATGTTGCTTGCTGTGTCATAGCTTATTATGTCTCCTGATGTTGTTACTGGGGCTGTGGTTGTTGGAGTGTAGCTTGTTGGGAAAGCTGATTCTTTTACTTGCGCGAAATTAGAAAAGACTGAACTAAAGCCACCCGTTTCTGGTCTTATATACATTCTAGCCGTAGTGTTAGTGCTGATATCTTCAAAAGATGCTTTTATTCTAACCCAACCGTCTATTAACAGCTCCCTGCTTAATGATATCAGATTCCCCAATCCACCTGTTATTGTGTAATCTAGTGCATCTGTTGAAAATGTATAATCAATCGTTAAAGTTTGTGGAGTTCCACCAACAAATACACATACCATAGATGGCTTATCACCCACATCTTTTTTTATATCAAGTGAAAAAGAATATACACTATTAGAAGTAATTGAGATATTCTCATTTTCTATTCTGCCATTATCTACTGTTGAAGTAATTTTATAGCATTGAGTTATACCATCTGATGATAGTGTTGCATCTAATGCAGCAGAAGCATTATCTTCCGTCCATTTAGCATTTGTTAAATCTTCACTATATGTTAGGATGTTTGTACTTTCACAGCTCCCTCTCATCCCCTCATTTTCATAAACTACTTCGTCTATGTCTGCTGTTTTTAGAGTTAAGTAGTCTTTGTCTATGTAGGTTGCTGCTGTATCTCTTTCATGGTATGCACTTCCTGAGCCTTTTATAATTGATAGTGGGTCAACACCTAGTTGGAAGAAAGGAAATGATGTCAGCCCAAGAGGTGAGCCGTTAATAACTTTCTCTCCCTCTACTGTCCAGTTTATTATATTTTGGTCAGCATTCGACTCATTGTGAGATATTGTATGTTGACCCATGATTATAATATGTTGGTGAACATCATCATCTGGTTCAGTTATATAAGCCATGTCACTGCCTGTATCATCATCTGCCTGATTTGCAGTAATGGTCACTAAGTTTTTATTCATTGTCGTGCCAAAACTTGCACCTCTTTTTAGTGTAGAACCGTCTCTAATTTGAGTTATATTTACCTCATTGAGGGTTTTACCCATTTCTTGAAGAGCGCCTGAAAGTAAAGCCCCGCAAGATGTCCCTGTGTTGTTTGCTTCAAAAAATGAAACTCTTACTATTTCTCCTATGTTTGGTAAGTCTACAAGCCATGCACCTCTATAGCCATCATAGAAAGTTTTTGTTTGAGTGTATCCATCTAATACATCATCTGTTATTGTTGTCCTTAGGTCTGTTTGAGATACAAAAAGATTGCTTGCATCTGTTGTTACCATCCATATTGCTAAGTCGCCATCTGGTGTTGTTGGTTGGTCGAATCCTGTCGGTACTGAGATTACTTTTGCTGTGGTTTCTGGAAAGTGGCTTATCTCCGCAAGTGCTGTAGGAGTTGCGATATTTATAGATGTAATATTGTCAGAGTGAGAACTTACAATAAATGCTTCTGTTCCTAAAATATCAATTCCTATTGCTCCATTTGTACTAGAGTTTGACAAGCTGTCTAGCTCCGCTAATGCTGTTGGAGTTGTAATATTTATAGATGTGATAGAATCACTAACTTGACTCGTCACATAAGCTTCTGTGCCGTCTATTGCGATTCCTGTCGCCCAAGTTAGACTAGAAGAAGTGTAGCTGTCTAGCTCCGCTAATGCTGTTGGAGTTGTTATGTTTATAGATGTGATTGAATTAGCGGCTATACTTACAACATAAGCTTCTGTGCCGTCTATTGCGATTCCTGTCGCCCCATTTAAGTTTGCGGAAGTGTAGCTATCTAGCTTCGCAAGTGCTGTAGGGGTTGCTATATTTATTGATGCGATTAAATTACCTGCTGTCACATAAGCTTCTGTTCCATCTATTGCGATTCCCCTTGCAGTTGATCCAACATAAGAAATTGCATGCAATTCTATTAAAGTGGGTGAATTTGATATATCAAGCGAAACTACATCCCCATTTGTAAATGTACTACCAGCCACATAAGCCTCTGTTCCGTCAATAGCGATTCCTGTTGCGTACTGTAGGCTTGAAAAAGTAAAATTTCCTATTTCATCTAATGAGGTTGAATCCGAAATATCTATTATTGTTATTGTTCCTTTTGTGCCTGTTGAGCCTGCTATATATGCTTTTGAGTTGCTGATTGCAATATCTGCCACATTCTTTATGTTTTCGCTGAAAAGTTTATCAAGTTCTCTAACATTCAATGAATCAGAAATGTCCAGTGATGTTATTGAGTTTGATTCTGAACTTATCACATAGGCAATATTTCCGTCAATGCGAATTGCCGATACACCGTTTAATCCCCCGCTTGTTTTTGTATACTCTGGATAAATATAATTATCCTTGCTTGCTGTTAAGATTGTGTTATCAAAAGTCCAGTTTACATTTTGTTTTGTGTAGGCGTTTTGTGCGTACCAACTTCCTTTGGATAATAGATAGTTTTCATCACTCTCTGTTAAAACCAAGCCATCAATTACACCATTTTTAGGGGCGACAACATCTACTGTTACTGCACCGGCTTTTATGTTTCCTAAAACTAGAGTATCGCTGTCGCCTTTTTCAAATTCTACAATTCCATCATCATCCCATACTGTTTCTGTGGCTTTTTTAAAATCTAGCATTGCGTAAATGTTTGAAACTTCCCATTTAAACCATAAGTCTGGATTTGAAAGAGGCTCGTTATTGAGATTATCTTCACTCATTGAGCGGTATAAATAGTTGCCGACTCTTACTGTAGAAAGATAAGTGGGATTAGATACCTCTGATTCAGTTTCGTATGTTGTAGTTGAACTCCACTCTGGGTACAAGCTTATAATATTGCTTCTTGATAAAGTCGTTACTGTTTGTTTTGAATTTTTCATTATGGCGTTACCTTTAGTCCGTATGCTACTATTCCATCATCATGAAACAAATATGTGCTTGCTGAATCAAAAGCTATCTCGGTGAATTCTTGCCATACTCCGGATACATTAGGAGATGGGTATGTAACTCCTGTTTTTGTTACTGTGTATCTAACACCTCTGACAATAGAGCGAGCAACTTTCAATGTCTCATCTGCATAAGTTTCTTGATTTCCATCTTCATCTAAGACTTTTCCGTATTGGAGAGTTCCTTTTACTAAAACAACAACTTCCATGCCTGTTGGTATATCTGTTGTTTTATAGCTTTGTCCTGCTACTACTTTAATGTGACCAATTACTTCAAAAACTTCTGCTTGTGCCATTATGCTGACTCCTCTGATAAGATTTTATTTGTGTTTTCTGTGCCTTCTATTTGTTGGTCTGCTTTATTTATAAGTCTTACTAAATAAGTGTTTGATTTTCTGAGTTCGTATATCATATTGTCTTGCTCATTTGATGTACTGCTTGTTGTCGTCATTTGGCTTGGTACAGAAAGGCTAGAGACTTCCATAGTGCTTAGCGCTGCTGTTGTACCGGGTTCTGATGAGGTTGATAGACTAGCACTTATATCTTTAAGCACTTCCCAATTTAATTTAGTATAAGAATATGTGCTTCGTGTCCAATTTGCGGTGTTTGCTGTTTGGTATCTAATTCCCCATAGATAATCATCATCTTTTAGACTAGAAACTTGCGCGGCTGTTTCGTCTGTCGCATTTTCTATTTTTTCTAGTGCTACAAGATTTCCACTTGCATCATAAAGAAGTCTAGTGTCCATAACCCCGTCGCCGTTAGTGTCTATCTCTGTGAGAAGTTCGTTTGATGTTCCTATTGCTGATAGCTGATTGTTGAGTATAGTAATCTGATTTGCTAAAGAATTTAACTGCTCTCTTGTGTTCTCTTCTATTAATTTTAAATAGTCAATCTGGTCAAGCGTATTATCTTCAAGCAGCTCAAATTGACGAGCCGCCACGCCCTGAGCGAAAAGCATATCTCTTTCTATATTTCCAAATGCACTAACATCACTCAACACTCTAGAGAGGGCGATTGTATCGCTAACTGATTTAGAGAAAGCTTCATAGTCTGATGTTAAAGAAAGCTCTTGTGTTTCTTTCATTGATGCATAAAACTCTTGCAGCGTGTAATCTGCTCCTAGCGTTTGCCCTCTAAGTGAACTAACTATGTCTTTTAGCGATTTAAAAGACCCCTCTAACATAGAAATTTGACTAACCACATTAGAAAGATACTCATTTAGTGCTGATTCTTGCTCTCTATAAGCGTTTATTTGAGATGTTAATGCGTTTCTCTGTGCCTCTTCTTGAACTCTAATCGCTTCCTCTTGAAGTCTGATTGCTTCTTCCAATAAACTTTGTCTATCTTCTTCATCGAATATTTGCTGTAAAAGTAGCTTGTTCCCCTCGTCAGTCAATTCATTCATTTCGTATTGTCGTCTTAATGCTAAATTTTCGATAGCATCTGTTGTTTTTAACAGTAAAAGTTCTTTTTCTAGTGATGTTCTTGTTTGTGCTACTTTTTCAGCAGCTTCATCAAGGATATCAATGAGTTCTGCCATATCTTCGCCAGCTTGGAAGTTTGTATCACTCCATATCTCTAAGACTCTTGTATTATCTTCAAGAACACCGCCCGCTAGCTTAGTCTCTATTGCGATATTGTTTAACTCTTGCTTCATATCTTTATAAGATTGAATATCAATAGAGTCTGTTATTCCTGAGATTTGTTCATTGCTTAATTTTGAGTAATCAAGTGCTTCTATGACTGTATCTAATATTATCCTGTTTAGTTCATCTGTGTATTTAGATGCTAATTCTTTTGCGACCCCGATATCTTTTGTAAATGTTGTGATTAAAACACTTGCGTCATATTCACCCTCTTTAAATAAATCTCCGCCCTCTGGTATATTGAAGTCAAGTCTTGCTTGTGCTAAGTCTGCTTCCTGAGTTGATACGGTGTCCATGATGTTTGATATTTGAGTCTGCAACACTTCTATTTGTCCGCCTATTGAAGTACCGATATTTCCAAAATCTTCGAGTGCTTTACTTGCACTTTCTAAGCCTTTGATAAAGTCGTCAAACTTTACATCTGGGGTTGCGGCTTCACTTAATGCTCTAAATGATGATGCTTCTGTTACTGATGTATTTGCAACACTTCCACCACCACCACTTATGTTGCTAGAGCCTAAGATGTTTGCAACTGAAATAGCCATTGCTGCCATTCTTGCTATTGCTGTGTACGGATCGCCTTGACCTTGTGTAAGAATTGCTACTGCTCCGGCTGCGATTGCTGCTAACTCTGAGGCTTTTTGTAGCATCTCTTGACCTTTTGAGCCCTCTTTCGCTCCGTTTGCTGTTACTGCTATTAAGTGACCTGTAGCGGTGATTTGATTGCCTAGTTCGTTTGTTTTTTCTTCTTCTAAATTGTTTCCGTATCCCGCAAAGTCAATATTCTTGGTTAATGCTTTCGCCATTTCTTTTACGGATTCAAGATTTTCTTCTCTTAGTGCATTTTCTTCTGCGAGTAAATCGTTAATGCTTGTTTGAAAACCTAGCAAGTCCTCTTCTATTTGTAATTCTTCTTGCGATATTTTTACTGTTTCTTTTTTTAATTCGTTTGTAGCACTTGTAGCAGATTCCTCTTGTTTTATGAGAGAGATTCTTTCTTCTACTGTAACATTCCATGCCTCAAAAGCATCTGTTACCTCTTTGGCTTCTTCTTTTAGACTTTTTGTAAACTGTACTTGTGCATCTGTTGCTAAGTTAAGCTGTGTAAGTGTTCTTGTAATTGAATCATCATCAAAAATAGCACCACCACCAAGAGCCTCAGAGGCTTCATTTGCTAAGTCTTTTAAGTCTAGCGTTAATTCAGCGATAAGGATTTTAAAAGCGTGTAGTGATGCTTCTGGAATAGACATTAAGCCTGTTATCCCAAGTTCTGCACTTTCTTGTAAAAGATTAAAGCCGTCTACCATTCTGCTGATAGTTGCGTATGTGAACATAGCAAAGTTTGCAATAGCTACTTGGTTATCGTCGAAAGTGTCAGCTAACCCCGTGAGCATATTAGATAAGCCCTCTGTCGCACCTGTCACATCGTTTATCGTTCCAACTGTTTGCATAAAAGCGTTGCTTACTTGTGTTTGACTTTGTGCTACTGTTACGGTCATTTTTGAGAATTCGCTATGTACCGTGTCCGCTTGGTCAACCAAAGCATTCACAATTATTTCTGAGGTTAATTTCCCCTCTTTTGCCATTGCTCTTAATTCGCCAAGATTAACACCTAAAGAATCGGCTAGTGCTAGAGCAACTCGCGATCCATTTTCCATGATAGAATTAAATTCTTCACCTCTTAGTACACCACTTGCTAAACCTTGTCCTAGTTGAGTAATAACACTTGAAGCTTCTTGTGCTGATGCACCTGAAACGATAAGAGCCTCATTTACTGTCTGTGTTACTTTTAAAAGGTCTTCTTGATTTGTGCCAAGTGATTTAGTAGCACGAGCCATTCTTGAATAAAGGTCAGCCGTTGCAGTAAACTCTTGCCTTGTAAGTTGAGAGATTTCGAAAAGTTCTTTTTGAGCCTTTGAAAATTCCTCTGTTGAGTCGGTAGCTAATTTTAAGCGACTGTTTACTAAAGACCATGAATCTGCATAGCCTATAATCTTTGTAACTCCAAGAGCAGCAACTATTGAAACGACTGCTGTTTTCATCCCCATAAGAGAGGTAGTTGCTGTGTTGGTTGTTTTGGTTAGCTTTGTTGTAGAGTTATCTGCTTTACCGGCAGACTTAGAGAGCTTGTCTAAATCCGTTGAAGATTTACTTATCTGTGTTGAGTCACTTTTTAGTATGAGTGAGTGAATTTCAGCCATTTTAGCTCCCTAGTTGTGTTTATACGGCGTCTCGTCGTTAATATCCCTCTTCTGTAGCTGTGAAGCAAACTCAGAGGATAGCTTTTTAATAACTTCTGCTTCCCAAGGTGTCAGGTCGGTAGCTGTTAAGTTGCAGTAACTTTCTATCTCACTATATGGTAAGCCGTGTCCATCGCTTGTAGTGTATCCCAAGTCTTGCAGATACCCCACAACATATTCAAAGCCCTCAATGTCTGGCTGTTCTAAAAGCCTTTCATTGTTGGCGGCACTTAGCAATATCTCCCTTGAAACTGTTTGCTTCTCAGGAGTTACACTTAACCAAGCAAGATGTTTTACAAAGAGGCTTAGTTGCTCTCTTCCGATTGCAAAAAATTCTGTTCGTCACCTATGAAAGAATCTACTTGTTTTCTTAACCAAGGAATCTCTCTATAAATACGCTTTGCATTTTCTACATTGAAAGGAACTTTTTTACCTTTTTCTTCTATGTTTTTCCAACCCGCTGTTACACTTGAAAGTAACTCTAAACCAGCACTTTCAATCTCTTCAATAGAAATATCTTTGCGTTTACGATTGCGTTTTGAGATAGTGCCTACTGCTTTTTTATAGGCAACTGTATCAGCACCATAAACCTCAATAGTTATATCTGTATCAGCACCCGTTTGAGGGTGGCGAACTGTTAGCGTTGATGTTTCGCTAATCTTTACTGATAGTAAATCCATTAAGGAGCTGCCACTGGAACCGCTGTTGAAGTCCATTCAATCGCCATTGCATTTGCTTGAACAGTGTCAGCTGTCCCGTTGTTTTTAGGTGCACCCATAACAAGACCTTGCCCATAATCAACCGCACCATTAGAATAAAGAAGCTTGAATGAATATTCACTATCTGATAATGCTGCTGCTGCTGCAATAATCTGACCTGCATCGCTTGGGACGGTTGCATAGTTACAAGAGCCTGCTCCATATGATTTTTGACCTTTACGCTTAGAAGTATAACCCTCTGATAATAAATCAAAGGATACTAGATTAGCTGAACCACTAATTGATGGTAAATCTGTTGAGCCTCCAATTTGAGTAAATGTTAAAGCCTCAAACCCTGCTTGATCGTGAGTTGCTGGTAATCCTGCGGAAATTAAGATTTTCCCACCCGCCATTGTTACTAAGTCTGCACTTGTTACTGTTGATAGAATATCTGCTGCCATTGTTTTTTCCTTATTTTAAGTTATGTAATTATATCATATAAATAACTAGGCTAAAACTTGATTGTAGGTTATCGTTACCGGAACTTTCCATTTACCTTCTTCTGTAGTAAAGCCGTTTGATGCGTATGCAGATTTATCAATGCGGATGTTTGAAGTTGGGATAACTGTGTTTCTTGGAAATGCAGCAATTACTAAGTCAACTATCTCTGCTGAATGTATTGAGCCGATACCTTGCTTAGTTACTATATCTATTTGAATTATCCCACCAATGTGCTTGACTTCTGTTAAGCCTATATCGTCAGGTTTTGCGGGTAAAACATGGATGGATAAGTAATCATCTGGTACTGTTCCCTCTCTTATGTTTGGATAAAAAACTTGTGGTAATCCGCTTATGCCGTCTATATATGTAAATATCGATTCTAGTAGGATTTTGTGTGTCATTTTATAGCCTTATTTAGTTGTTCTGAACGCTCTTAGTATTGCTCTCGCATCTTGTATAGACACTCTCAACATACCTTTAGGGCTTTTAACCTTAGAGTGACCGTATTCTATCGCATGAGCATAAGTTAGGTTGTTGGTAAGATAAAACACTTTTCCCGCTGATTTTAAAGCATCTGCTTCGACTTCTTTTATTTTTTCTTGCTCTGTTACGATACTTAGTGTGGCTATTCCTGATGGCGTGTCAAAAGATGGCATCCAATTAGAAATAAGTCTCCCTTCATCAACTGGAGTTTTTTTTATAATGTCAGTGGTAAGCTGCAGATTTATTTGTACTACTGCTTTATCAATACTGACTTTAGTTCTCTTTGCGTAGTTAGCTATATCTTTTGAGAAGGACACTTTATCGCCTTGCTTGCACTTTGTAGATTATTTTAGTATCGCCTGTCTGAATAGTATCAACATTCATAACCTTATAATCTATACTATCGTCTAGGATAAAATCAGTCATTGAGATTTCGTCATAAGAGAGAAGCTTTTTGTCAGTAGCAAGAATAAGAACATTGTCTATCTCGTTCTTTGAGAAGTTTGTGAATACAGCGGTTATAGTGGAAGTTACCTCTGATTGTGTAGGATTCCATGATGTCCCACTATTTGTGACAGACTTTTTTATTATATCTCTTCCAAATCTATTAATGAGAGATGTTGCAGTCTTTACAAGATTTGAATAGTCGAATTTGCCCATCTTGTGCCTTTTTATTGTTTTATCACTCTAATTATACTATAATTTTAATGTTATGAGTTGATAGAGGAGATAGGAACATCCTACATCCACTATCTCTTCTATCAAATTATGGATGTAGGAGTCCTCAATGCTAAACAATCAGAAACCAGACAATAGAATAAAACATGGACAAAGCAAACATAGGCTTTATTATATTTGGAAAGGAATGAAGAGCAGAGTCTTTAATTCTAATAGCAAAAACTATTCAAATTATGGTGGTCGTGAAATAAAAATCTGTGATAGATGGCTAGATATAAACAATTTTATTGCCGATATGTATCCTGCTTTTAAAGATGGATTATCGATAGACAGAATTGATAATGACAAAGGTTATGAGCTAAGCAATTGTAGATGGGCTAATAAAGTTACTCAATCCCAAAATCAAAGATTATTATGCAAAAACAACAAGAGCGGGTATAGAGGTGTCCATTTTAGAAAAAACAGAAACGCATGGATTAGCAAAATAAATGTCAATTCTAAAAGTGTTTATCTGGGATATTTTAAATCTGCTCTTGAGGCAGCAATGGCTTATGATATATTCGTGAGGGAAAATAAACTAGAGCATCCTATTAATGGAGTTTTGCTCTAGTTTCTATAATATCAATACTCGACTAAAGAAGCTTCAATGTCCGTGCCACCAGTAATCTCGATTGTTCCCGTTAGATATTTTTCAATGGTACTTGTTCTGATAACCGCTGTTTCACCAATTGCGATTGAAGCAGTAGTGTAACCAGCAGAAATATCAAGATTCCCCGCTCCTGAAACTGAAACTGTTGATACGGCATCGCCTAAGATGTTTGGAGTCAATGCACCTGCTGATTCGTTTCTAAGCATTAGATATTGATTCCCACCGCCTACATAAGTAAAAGTGTCCGAGGCTGTTAAAGTAGTCTCTGTTATGATTGTTTCGCCTGATCCTGATGCATCTGTTGCTGTAACTGTTGCCATTGTTTTATCCTTTTTTTGATTTGTCTAATTATATCACATATAAAAGAGGGTATAATTTATCTAAGGAATTAACATGATAGAAAATTACGCAAACATTCACCTACTTGTAATGTCGGCTTTTTCGTCTGCTTTGTTTTATATAGCGAATAATAGACTAGGCTCTAACAACATTAAGTCCTGAGCCTTGTACGAACGGTCTAAGAGTATCGTTTAACTGGGTGTAAGTAGTTGATTCACTTGCATAGTCTTGATATTCAATTTCTATAACATCAATCTTTTCGCTTTTCACTGCTTTTTCTATTGTTGGCTGTAAATCATTCCCTCCATCAACTAAAAGAGCCGCAATTATTTGAGAAGTTTCTATGCCGTCTGGAACTTCATCACTGTCATAACCTGTGATAACTCTAGGAAATTGTAAGGCTTGGTCTGCGTCTGTTTTATAGCCTTTGAAATTTCTAGTTTCGATATAATCGAGGGCTTTTGTTAAAATGACCTCTTTGTTAGTGGCGACTATTGTTATTTCTCTTTTCGCTGCGTATGCCTCTAATTCGGCTACAGTCACATAAGTATCGGTTCCTACAATAAGTGCCATGATAATTCCTTTTTATAGTCTTATCTATACCCTCTAAGAGAGCATAGTAAAATTACTTTTCAGTAGTCTTTTTAGCTGGAGCTTTTTTAGCTTTCGGGTTTTCTGCAAAATACTTGCCCGTTGCTATCCACTCTTTGCGGTCTACTGCATGAGGCACTTTAAATGCCTCACCTTTTGCGTTGTAAACAAACATTATATCTTACTAATGAAAGCAGTATATGTTACGCCCGTTGCCGCTGTATTTACTTTCGTAACTGTTACTTGGAAAAATTCAGCTCCAGTAATTAGACGCTCTATTTGTTCCGATGTGAAACCGATTTGAGCTTGTTCATCTACTGAAACTATAACAGGTTCGCCAACTGATACATAAGTACCTCCGACTGTGCTACAAGTTTCAAGCTGAATTGAATGATAGTCTGTACCTGATGGAGTACCTGCAATTGAGCCGATATTAATAACTGCTACATAAGAAGCACTACCAATATTTAAGCCAACAATATTAACTGCTGTACAAGTGGCAGTTGTTGTTACTGCCTCGTCTTCTACGATTAAACCTAATGAGTCAAAAGTTTTATTTGCCATGTTATCCCCTTATTATGCAGTTGCTGCTGCGTTTGTAATTAATTTAAGTCTAGCTGCTGATCTAGGAGCAAATACACCCATTCCAGAATACCACTCTACGCGTGTTCTAAAAGCAGGCTTAGTTTCAAGTTCTCCCATATCACGAACATCCATACCGCCGTTTTCAAGTCCTGAAACCATACCATCGCCCATTGCTACAACATAAACAGAAGTAGTTGAACTTGCTTCTGTATAGCCTAAGATTTCGTTGTTTTCATTGTCTTTATCAGCAATAAGAATTGGAATATCATTGTATGCTGTAACTTGGCGACCAAACTCATCAAGAGAGTAAGTGATGTTTCCACCAACTGCTGCTGTTCTTGCTGCAACTGTTAAGCGTCTACGAACAGATTTACTCATAATAATATGAGTTGCTCCGTCTACTGCATCAATAGTCTCATCTAGTTTAGCTAAAGAAAGTCCAGCCGTACCATTAGTAATTAAAGCATCGCCAGTTAAACGAACTTGTAGCCCGTCAAACTCTCTAGGCTCTGTCGAATTGTCACCTTTGATAAAAGTACGAGTCCATGAAAGAGAAAGTGCTTTAATCTTCATTCCCTCTTGTGTAGCTCTTTGATCTTCACCCATTGTGTCTACGATGAATTTATCTACATCTAAATCACCACCAGCGATTGTCAATGATTCAACTTGTGGGTTGATAATCCCTGTTGATTCTGTATAAGATTCATTTACACCACGAAAACCAATTCCCGGTAATGTTTCTTCTACATTATATTTAAGTGAATTTCCTTGAATACCTGTAAAAGGTAAAACTCTAAGAATATCAGAAGTTTCTGCAAAGCGCTCCAAAACCCCTTGTCTGTAAACGTCGCCACTATTAAGCTTGGCTGCCTCTAGTAAAGTTAAAGCCATTTTTATTTCCTTTTTCATTACTGCTACATTTGTATCAGTTCTATGTTTTAATCTTCTTTCATTAGCAAATCATTGTAATTATAGCATAGTTACAGTATAATATTAATCTAAGTTGAGACCTTTAGCGGGGTCTCGTTTCATAGACTTAGAAAATATAACTTAGGACTTCAATATGAAAACTTGCTCAAAATGTAAAATCACAAAAGAATTATTAAATTTTCCAAAAAGAAAAGACTCCCTAGATGGGCATAGAGGACAATGTTATTTATGCGTAAATGCTAATAAAAAAAATTATGTCTCTAATAATAAAGAACATCTCACCAAAAAAAGGAAGGAATGGGAAACGGAAAATAAAGAAACTTTAAAAAAAGCTAAGAAAGAATACTATCTTGCCAACAAAGAGCATATTTTAAAAAGAATAAAACTTCATCAGTCTAAACATAGAGAAGAGAAGATGACTTATCTCATTGAATATAGAAAAAACAACAAACAATTAATAGCACTAAAAAGAAAAAATAAATATTTAGAAAATAGAGAAGATTACTTAATTAGCAATAGAGAAAGATTGAGAATTTCTACCCTAAAAAGAAGAGCAATTAAAAAATCTACTGAAGACGGAACTGTTAATAAAGAGTCTTTATTTGCATTAAAAATAAAACAAAATTATAAATGTTACTACTGCAAAGAAAAACTAGATTTTAATAGTAGGAATGAGGCTCACTTAGATCATGTTCAACCCTTATCTAAAGGCGGAATTCACACTTTAGATAATGTTGTTTGGAGTTGCAGAGGCTGTAACTTATCAAAAGGCGCTAAAAATCCAATACAGTTTGCTAACGAAATCGGACGTTTATTTTAATGCCTTTTTTAAGCACTACCTCTTCCTAGCTTCATCTTTTCACTAGGACTCATATTGCTTGTATCTTGATGGCTTCCACCACCACTCTTATTTCCACCAGCTCCGCCACCTGAGTTATCAGCAGCACCAATATAGTGCTTTCCAGCTTCGCCAGCCCATTCCGTCATAAAATCAGTAAGAGACTTATCGCCTACTACTGCTTTATTGTCTGCGATTGATACTTGACCTTTTAAGAGTGCTTTCGCCGCATCCATGAAATGAGGGAGTACACCTGCTTTTGCCAAACTATCCGTTAAACCGCCATCAACTATAACATTGTGAAGATTAGTATTTAAGCCCGTATTTGATTCAGTGAGTTTCACAATCTCTTTGTCACGACCTTTTAAGTCATGTTCCATTTTCTTGCTAGACTCTTTCAAATCATCAAGCTTGTCTTGCAATTCGTAATACTTTGTAGAATCAATGTCACTGTCACGATTTTTCTTCCGTTCTTGTTTCATCTCATTAAGTATTTCTGAATTCTTACTCGCTAGAGCTTCATTACCTTTTTTTAAATCTTCTATCTCAGATAGAGCTTCTTCTAATGTCATGTTTTTATCCTCAGGATTAAATCTTGGTATTGCGCAGCAATTACCACTGTTAAAATTATAACATATTTTAAGAAAAGCTAATAATAAGAGCTAAGTTTGCATAAAGCGTAATAGTAGTATAATTACACATATTACTTAAAAGGAGTATATTTTGAAAGAAGATAAAGTTACTGTGAAAATTGATAGAAGCGTTTATAAAAAGCTTCAACAAATTAAATTAGATACTGATGCAAAAAGTGTTAGTGATGTGGTTAAGAATTTAATCAACAAAGAATACAAAGATGAAAAAGACCTATAAGCCTAGCACTATTTGTGATTTTAGAAGCAACAGAGGTGTTGAGCCTAAAGATTATAAAGAGTATTTGCTATCTAAAAAATGGTCTTGGTATAGAATAAAAATATTAAAAAGAGATAATTTTCAATGTTCTGAATGTGAAAGTAAAGAAAATCTAAATGTTCATCATTTGACTTATAGAAATTTAGGTAATGAACAGATGAAAGATTTAATTACGCTTTGCAATAAGTGTCATAAAAAAGCACACTTTTACGATTTAAACAAAAGCGCTAAAGCTGACTTATTTGAAAGTCTTAAAGATAAATACATTAAAAAGGTGTATTAAAAACAACACAAAGGGTTTATGATGGGAAGACTACTCACTAATTGTTATATGTATGTTGTAAGATATGGAAATGATTACGAACACGATTGTATACTAGGATTGTATCCATCAATTCACTATGCAAGAAAAGCAAGAAAGCATTTTAATGAGAGTGAACACAATAAACAATTTGGCTATGACTATATAAAGATTGAAAAGTATAGAGTAAACCACTCTATTGCTGAAGATTACAGTAAGGTGTT